TCAGTTCTTAATAACTGCCTGCGCCTCATCGTCGACGATCTCGCCGGAAGCGAGCTTGGCTTCGAGCTCCTCAACGATCTGCGCATGCATCTTCTCATCGATCTTGACCTTGAACCAGAACACGACGAGGCTGAGGATGATGAGAACAAGCGGGACGTAGAAGGCGAAGGTCTTGAACGTGGCGATGTTGGACGCGGTCATGTCGGCTGCCGTGGCATGACCGGTCATGCCAGCCGCGAGGGCAACGGCACCGACCGCACCGTTGGACATCGCGCCGCCGATCTTGTCGAGCATGGGACGCACCGACAAGGTGACCGCCTCGTTGCGCTTGCCGTTCTTCAGCTGGCCGTACTCGATGGAGTCGGTCAGCGACAGAATCGCGGTCATCTGGATGAACTGCGCAGGCACATAGAAGAAGATCAGGGCGACGATGACGACCGGCAGGTTGCTGGAGAACAGGGCGAGCATCGTGTAGCCGATGATCATGGAGACCATGCCGCCGGTGAACAGGTAGCGACGGGGAATCCAGCGGTTGAGAATCGGGTACAGCGGCGCCATGATGAATCCGGCGATCAGCGGAATGATGCCGGTGATGGAGAAGGCGGCAGGCTCGTCAAGCACGAACACGAAGAGGTAGTACATCACACCGGTCGTGATGACGTTTGCGATGGCGTACAGCAGGTAGGACAGGGCGACCCACAGCAGCTGGTCGTTCTGGAACAGCGCCTTGAACGCCTCGAACGGGTTGCCGTTCTTCTGGGCCTTGGCACGCAGCGCGCTGGTGCTTTCCTTGGTGCCAAAGGCGACGGTCCAGGCGGTAATCAGGCCGAGGAGCGCGACGATGAAGCCGAAGGAGGTCCATCCGGCCTGGCCCTGGCCCTTGGCGCCGGTGAACGTCCAGGTGAAGTAGCTGACGATCGGGATGACGATGACGGTGATGCCGTTGTAGCCGATAGAGCCGGTGAAGGTGCCAAGGGCGGTGTAGGTGGAACGTTCGTGGGAGTCGGAGGACAACGCCGGGATCATGCCCCAGTAGGAGATGTCACGCAGGGAGTAGAACACGTCAAGCACGATGAACGTGATGATGAACAGCACGATGAACAGCGTGGTGTTCACGTTGACCAGTCCGAACATGCCGGAGAAGATGAGCATGATCAACACGGAGGAGACCAGTCCGCCGATGAACTGCCACGGGCGGAAACGGCCCCACTTGGTGGTGGTGTTATCCACGAGGTTGCCCAGCAGCGGATCGATGAAGATCTCGGCGATGCGGATAACGACGATCAGGCCGGTGATGACGGCGATCATTTGGGCGGCTAGAGCCTTGCTGTAGCTGACGAACAGGCAGCTGGTGACGTACGTGACGAAGTACGTGCTCATCGCGTTGTAGAAGGCAGCCTGCCCCAAGTTGCCGCACGCGTAGGCGATGCGCTGGCCTAACCCGCCCTTCCTGCGGACGTCACCGTCCGCGACATTTTCGTTGCTCATTAATCTTCTCCTTAAGAACCCAGAGCATGGAATCACTCATTGATTTTGTAAAGTATAGCATACAAGTTTTATCACCGTAAGCATACAAGTTTTATCACCGAAAGTAAAAAGCATTAGTAAACAAGGAGATAAACAGCGTGTCGCAAGGATGGGATAACATGAGCTGAACCGAGACATTGCATGGACGCGGCGTAGCGTCGACGGCAAGCAGTGCCAGTGATTTGGAAGCGGTAAACAGGATTTGCGTTTTATATAAAAACTGTTTATCCTTTTCGGTAAAGGAGGCCCCGGCCTCTTCCATAATATCATTCACAACGAGGTAATGACAGAAAGCAGGAGAGCATGACAGACGTCACACATGTCGATCGCGCATCGCAGGCTTGGCTGACCGACCCGACGGTGTTCGAGGTGAACCGGACTCCGGCCCATTCCAGCCACAAGTGGTACGCCCGCGACCCCCAGAGCGGACAATGGTCCGATCTCAAGCAGAGCCTTGACGGCGAGTGGCGGGTCGAGGTCGTTCAGGCCGCCGACATCAACCTCGAAGAGGAACCCGCGACGGCCGAGTCGTTCGACGACTCCTCGTTCGAGCGTATCCAGGTTCCGGGCCACCTGCAGACGGCCGGTCTGATGAACCACAAGTACGTGAACGTCCAGTATCCGTGGGACGGCCACGAGAACCCGTTGGAACCGAACATCCCGGAGAACAATCACGTCGCGCTCTACCGCAGGAAGTTCACCGTCTCCGCCCCCGTGGCAAACGCCAAGCAGGCCGGCGGATCGGTGTCGATCGTGTTCCACGGCATGGCCACGGCGATCTACGTGTGGGTCAACGGCGCGTTCGTCGGCTATGGCGAGGACGGCTTCACGCCCAATGAGTTCGACATCACCGAACTGCTGCACGACGGGGAGAACGTCGTGGCCGTCGCCTGCTACGAATACTCCAGCGCCTCCTGGCTTGAGGATCAGGACTTCTGGCGTCTGCACGGCCTGTTCCGCTCCGTCGAACTCGCCGCCCGCCCGCATGTGCACATCGAGAACACGCAGATCGAAGCCGATTGGGATCCCGAGGCCGGCACCGCCTCCCTCGATGCCGCGCTGACCGTGCTCAACGCGGCCGACGCGGCCACGGTCCGCGCGACCCTGAAGGACGCCGACGGCAACACGGTGTGGCAGACGACGGGCGACGCGGAGGCGCAGACCGCGATCTCCAGCGGGCCGCTGCAGGGCATCGCCCCTTGGAGCGCCGAAAGCCCAACGCTGTACGAGCTTGACGTCGACGTCATCGACCAGGCGGGCGACGTCATCGAATGCACGTCCCAGAAGGTCGGTTTCCGCCGCTTCCGCATCGAGGACGGCATCCTGACCATCAACGGCAAGCGCATCGTGTTCAAGGGCGCCGACCGCCACGAGTTCGACGCCGAACGGGGCCGCGCCATCACCGAGCAGGACATGATCGATGACGTGGTCTTCTGCAAGCGCCACAACATCAACTCCATCCGCACCTCGCACTACCCGAACCAGGAACGCTGGTACGAACTGTGCGACGAGTACGGCATCTACCTGATCGACGAAGCCAACCTCGAAGCCCACGGCAGCTGGTCCCTGCCCGGAGACGTCCTCACCGAGGACACCATCGTGCCGGGTAGCAAGCGCGAATGGGAAGGCGCCTGCGTCGACCGCGTCAACAGCATGATGCGTCGCGACTACAACCACCCGAGCGTGCTGATCTGGTCACTGGGCAACGAATCCTACGTGGGCGACGTGTTCCGCGCCATGTACAAGCACGTGCACGACATCGACCCGAACCGTCCGGTGCACTACGAGGGCGTGACCCACAACCGTGACTACGATGACGTCACCGACATCGAGACCCGTATGTACTCGCATGCCGACGAGATCGAGAAGTACCTGAAGGACGACCCGAAGAAGCCGTACCTCTCCTGCGAATACATGCACGCCATGGGCAACTCCGTGGGCAACATGGACGAATACACGGCGCTCGAACGCTACCCGAAGTATCAGGGCGGCTTCATCTGGGACTTCATCGACCAGGCCATCTACGCCACCCAGCCCGACGGCACCAGGAGCCTGCGCTACGGCGGAGACTTCGGCGACCGTCCGTCCGACTACGAGTTCTCCGGCGACGGCCTGCTGTTCGCCGACCGCAAGCCTTCCCCCAAGGCCCAGGAAGTCAAGCAGCTGTACTCGAACGTCCACATCGACGTGACGAAGGACTCGGTGTCCGTCAAGAACGACAACCTGTTCACCGCCACCGGCGACTACGTGTTCGTCCTGAGCGTTCTCGCCGACGGCAAGCCGGTCTGGCAGTCCACCCGGCGTTTCGACGTGCCCGCCGGTGAGACCCGCACGTTCGATGTCGCATGGCCGGTGGCGGCGTACCGCGCCGACGCCCGCGAACTGGTGCTGCAGGTTTCGCAGCGTCTCGCCAAGGCGACCGATTGGGCCGAAAGCGGCTACGAGCTCGCCTTCGGACAGACCGTGGTGCCCGCGGACGCCACCGCGACGCCCGACACGAAGCCGGCCGATGGGACCATCACCGTGGGCCGTTGGAACGCCGGCGTGCGAGGCGCCGGACGCGAGGTCCTGCTGTCGCGTACCCAGGGCGGCATGGTCTCCTATACCTTCGCCGGCAACGAGTTCGTGCTGCGCCGTCCCGCAATCACCACCTTCCGTCCGCTGACCGACAACGATCGCGGCGCCGGTCACGGTTTCGAGCGCGTCCAGTGGCTGGGCGCCGGCCGCTACGCCCGCTGCGTGGACAACGTGCTCGAGCAGATCGACGACAGCACGCTCAAGGGCACGTACACGTATGAGCTCGCCACCGCGCAGCGCACCAAGGTGACCGTCTCCTACACGGCCCACACCGATGGCCGCGTGAACCTGCACGTCGAATACCCTGGAGAGCAGGGTGACCTGCCCACCATCCCGGCGTTCGGCATCGAATGGACGCTGCCTGTGCAGTACACGAACCTGAGGTTCTTCGGCACCGGCCCGGCGGAGACGTACCTGGACCGCAAACACGCCAAGCTCGGCGTGTGGAGCACCAACGCTTTCGCGGATCATGCGCCGTACCTCATGCCGCAGGAGACGGGCAACCATGAGGATGTGCGTTGGGCCGAGATTACCGACGATCACGGCCACGGCATGCGCGTCAGCCGCGCCGATGGTGCCGCGCCGTTCGCGGTAAGCCTGTTGCCGTACTCCAGCTTCATGCTTGAGGAGGCTCAGCACCAGGACGAGCTGCCGAAGCCGAAGCACATGTTCCTGCGCGTCCTTGCCGCACAGATGGGCGTTGGCGGCGATGATTCCTGGATGTCGCCGGTGCACCCCCAGTACCATATCCCGGCGGACAAGCCGATCAGCCTCGATGTCGACCTCGAGCTGATCTGATCAGAATTGATCCGATAGTCCACCGTGCAAACGATGTGGCCCCCGACTTCCTCGCAGGAAGTCGGGGGCCACATCGTTTGCACGGTCCTTGTTAGTCCAGCGGATGCGCCGGATATCGATGCAGATCCAAACCTAGTCGTTGTAGAGCATCAATGAATAAAGATGTCACTCATAAGCTATCAAGAGAATCCAGAACCTTTTTTGAATTCATATGCTCGACACGCAATGTATCCAGCGTCGTTTATAATGATTCATTGTGCCTTAATGACGCATCGGGCTATAGCGCAGTTTGGTAGCGCGCCTGCTTTGGGAGCAGGATGTCGCCGGTTCAAATCCGGCTAGCCCGACCAGAAACCCCGGAATCTCAACGATTCCGGGGTTTTTCTTTTTATCCGCCTCAACGCGATTTATCCGATTTTATCCGATGACCGCAGAACCTACGCCGCCTCGTCCAGTTCCTCCGCCCTGGCACGGCCCACAGCATCGGCCACCTCATCCAGCTTCTCCGGCCACAACCGCGCATACGTGTCAAGCGTGACCATAGCGCTCGAATGCCCCAACTGGGACTGCAACGTCTTCACGTCGCAGCCGTTGGCAATCGCGATGCTCGCATACGTGTGGCGCAGGTCGTGGATGCGCACGCCGGAATCCTCCATACCCGCACGCCTGACGGCCGGACTCCAAATGCGCGACCTCCACGTGTTGACCCACAGATTGCCACCACGGGCCGCACGGAACACATAATCATCAGGATCACGCCCATCGCACTGACGTTCCAAACCAGCCACAAGAAATTCAGGGAACGCCACCCAACGCGCCTTCCCGTTTTTCGGGGAACCGAGAATCATCTTCCCGTCCTTATCCTCCGCCCAGGTGCGGCGGATGCGCGCTCGCCGACGGGGAAAGTCCATGTCCTTGACCTGCAGAGCGAAGGTCTCGCCGATGCGCGGCCCGACGTAGGCCTGCCATCGAACGATGAGCGTGTCCTGCGGGTCGTTCTTTACTCTGCCGGCCTCGATGGCCAGATCCTCCACCTCGGGAATCGAGAGAAATACCATGTCGTCGTCATCGTCGACGACGCGCGGAGTGGCGACGGACTGCATGGGATTCGCGGTGATATATCCCTGTTTCAGAGCATGGCCGAGCACACCGCCCATGACCACGCGCACGATGTTGCGGATCGACCGTGGCTTCAACGCGCGAGTGTTTTCCGTTCCGCGTTTTCTGTCGGCCGGATAGCCGCCCTCCGACAGTTGGTTCACCCATTTCTGTATCGCTTCCGTCTTGATGTCCCCTATGGGGGTGTCGCCCCATTGGGGGTTGATGTAGATTCTAAGTTCTCGCTTGTAGCGGCGCAGGGTGCCGGGTTTGATGTCGGCTTTCGTTGCCGTCCACTCCTCGGCGACCCGACGGAATGGCTTCTGCGCGAGCTTGGGGTCGTGGTAGCGGCCGCGCCTGATGTCGTCCTCCATGGCGGCTTTGAACTCCTCCGCGTCCGACAGGAGCCGGAACGTTTTGGACTTCTCGGTCTTCACGCCCTGTGCCTCGGCGTACCAGCGGCATCGCCAGCGGTCGTACTTTCCGTAGATGCTGCTGCGGTGTTCGGCGGGCACCTTGGCCTTCATGGGGTCTTTGGCGTTGGCGAGACTGCGCTTCATCGCAGCAGTCGGCGGATTGCCGTTCTCGTCGTTTTTGAGCCAACGGTCAACGATGAACACTCGTGCCATAGGTATGCTCCATCTTCATCTCACGTGCTCATAGAGCAGCGCCCTGTAGTCTCCGATGATTTGGACGGTTATGGTGAGTACAATGGTTTGTGTGGATTGGGAGTACCCGGTCGGCGAAGGCTTCGGAAGTGATTCCGGAGCCTTTCGTTTTACTCCGGCCATTCCGGCCAGAACCGGCCGGCCCTGTTGACGTTGGCGCGTTAGCAGGGCTTTTCTTTACTGCTTGGCGGTTTTGACGGTGATGGTGGTGCCGAGCGCGGTGGTCTCCCAGCTCACGCCGTCGGCTTCGCTGTAGGCGAAGTCCTTGGTGGCGTCCTGCGAGGCGAGCAGGGATTGAGCCATGGTTTCGGTGTCGCCCTGGCTGGTCCACTTCCAGTCGCCGGCCTTGGTCGGGGCCTGATAGGTGCCCTTCCAATAGAGGCTCTTGGTGTCGGTGCCGATCCAGTTGACCTCGATGGTGTCGCCGCTGATGGTGGCTTCCATGTATGAGTTCGGGTCGTTGGAATTGGTCTGCTTCCATGTGCCGGTCAGATCGGCCGGCTGTGGTTGGGGCTCCTCCTTCTTGGTTTCCGTCTTTGACGTGCTGTCGGTTTTGGCGGGCACGTCGGATGCGGTGTTGCTTCCTCCGCAGGCGGTCAGTCCGGTGAGCAACAATGCCGCTATCAGCAGTGTGATTGTCTTTTTCATGGTTTTCTTCTTTCTTAGTGGATTATTTCGCTGAGGATTTGTCTGTAGTCTTCGATGACTTGGACGGTGACGTTGAGCTCGCTGGCCATTTGGTGGGGCTCGCCGTCATACATGCGTTCGGCCAGCGCGTATTCGACGGGGTTGATGAGCAGCATTGCGGTCTCGCGGCGACATCGGCGTTCGATCTTGCTGCCCGCGCACCCGTCCGAAGTGTCATCGCCGTGCCGCCAATGGACGAGCTCGTGCACCAGGGCACAGCGCTTTCTCACGTAGGTCATGCGCCGGTCGATGAGCACCGTGTTCGTGGCCAGGCAGTAAATTCCATCGAGCTTGCCGGGCAACAGGGCACTGGACACTTGCAGATCGGGTGCGACCTTGTACAACGCCATGCGCATCTGCCCGTAGTTCATACGCGGTGACACCGGAAGGAGGGGTTCTTTCCGCCATCCGTAGTTCATTCGTCCCCTCCTCCGGTTATTCCGGCAAGCAGTCTCGCACGGATTTCATCAGTGAGCGAGTAGAAGGCCGGGCGGGTGCCTTTGTGCGACACCGCCTCAGTCTCCTCCAGAGAGCCGAGGCCTTGCGTGATTTTCTTTCTTCCCAGTCCCAGTCCTTCGCCCAGCTGTCTGCGGGTCACCCTATGCGGGGATTCCCCGAACAGTTCCTCCTGCACGAGCACCGCGATTATGTTGGCTTCGACGTCGTCCCACTGCCGTTCCTCTTTCAGGCTTTCGAGCCGGTTCACGGCGTGAAGAAGCATGTAGCCTTTCTCAGACAAGTCATCGATGAGTTTTTTCTGTGCGTCCGCGACGAATTTCATCATCCGGTATACGAATATGCTTCCGTCGCGCCGATTCAATGGATGTTGCGCGTCTTCGAAGGCCTTGTAGTAGCGGTCTTTGCCGTCGTAGATCACGGGGCTGAGGCTGATGGCGGTCGGCGCGCTCAGATGCTGTCTGAGCTGCAGCGCGAACAGGAATCGTCCCGTGCGCCCGTTGCCGTCGTAGAACGGGTGGATGTATTCGAACGCGAAATGGCACATCGCCGCGCGGATCAGCGGGGGCACGTCCCGGTTGCGGGAAAGAGCAATCCATTGCGTGAGCAGGACCTTGATTTCCGATTCAGGGGTGATGCCGGTGTGGATCCTTTTGCCGGTGGATGGGTTGTCGATGTAGACGGGTCCGTTGCGGAACAGTTCGCCGTCCGGCTTGTCCTTCTCGGCGAGTTCGCCTGACATGACTTTGTCGTAGATGGCTCGGATCTCGTTGAGTGTTTCGGGCATGGGTTCGGGCTGTTCGCCGCTGAGTGTGAGGAAGAGTTTCGCGAATTCGCTGAAGCGCTTGTGCGGCCCGTCGTTGAGCGCGGCTTCGAGGGCGTCGCTGATTTCCCTGCGTGTGGAGCGGACGCCTTCGATGTCGTTGGTGCTTTGCATTTCCGTGCCGATGAGGTCGTGCAGGTAGGCGCGGCGTGCGATTGGGGGCAGCGCATTCCATAGTTCGGCGACTTTGTTTTCCTGGTCGCGTATGCTGTCGGTGATCGTGGCGAGTTCGCGGAAGTTGACGACGAAGAGTTCGCTGCCGCGTAGCGTGATGCCGGATCGGAACGTGCTCCATCCGTTGAGTCGTTGCCGGTATTCGCGTTCGGCTACGGTCTCCGGTGTTTCCGTGGACCGGCTCATGTGCACGGTTTGCCGGATGCTTTTGTAGTCCATCGTATTGTTCCAATCGCTTCATAAGAGCGTTTATATAAACGAAAACCATACTCCTAATGTTCCAAAACGCCGAAATGGAACATTAGAGGCGTGAAACATCACGCCGGATCGTCTCCATCACCGTCGAACTTATGCTCATCCTCAAGTGCGACGATGTCCATGTCACCACGATGGAGTTTCTTGAGCGTTTCGTCTATTCGCGCCTGTTCATCGTCAACAAAGCGCTCGCCAGCGGGTTTCTTTGTTGTTGCGGTTTGTTGTTCGAGTTCCATGTGTCTTGCCTCGGTGATGATCTCACGCAGGGTTTGCACCGGGTCTGCGTCGCAGACTTCGCAAATTATAAGAAACTCGGATAGTCTCACTGGCGCTTTAAGCGCATTGCGAATATCACGTACTCGGTTGTATCCGATCGCGCTTTTCGATGCTCGGTCAATTGCCGAGTTATTCATACCCGCTCGATTGATTACTCGGTCGAGTATTTTTGCGGACACATCATCGACGATGGTTCGCTCTCGCTTGTTCGTACTCATGGGCTCAACTATAGCAGACACGCCGAGCATTTGCTACAAAATATAGCAGGAGCTATATTCAGTTTCACTAGAGCAAACGCTATAGGGGGTCTGAGATGAGTTGGATTTTTGCCGGCGTCAGTGTCGCGTCGGCGTTGGTGTCCGTGGTGAACGTGCTGCTCTTGGCAATCACCGGCGGGGGTCTTCTGGATTGGCTGGACGGTCTTCTGCTGGCGGAGCGTCCAGAGTCCGCCAGGCCCATCGATGGGATTTGCTATGTAGCCATAATCCCACACGAGAATGCTCGAACCGCCAACGAAGCAACGTCGGATAATGCTCGCGCTTCTCGGGAACGGGATAGCGCGGCTGTTTCGGAATGCTCCCCTCAATCGCATAGGTCAGGCTCACACGCCGACGCAACCGGGTCGGCTGCGCCGTCCAGATCAGGCGTATCGCGATGATATCGGCGTCGTCGTTTCTGAAACCGAGCAGCAGAAGCTCGTCCGTGGACTCCACCTGCGCGATCTGGCTGGGGGTGAGGAACTTCGTGTTCGTCCCGTCGTCGGTTATCTGCAGGAAATACGCCTTGCAGCCGATGCTGTCGACCTTCACGTCGTATGCGGCCCCGTCTCCGGAATTGTATATCCCGCAAATGAAGTCAGGCTCTCTCTCGCCACGCCGTTTAAGCCAGCCGTCCAAGCCGGGAACGGTCGCCGACAGCGGGATGTCCGGATGCGTCGAATATCTCAACAATGTCCAATCGGCCTGCGGCCGGTTATGCCAGGGCCACCACACCGTGATCCCGGCCATGACCGCAGACACCACCGCAGATCCGGTGGAAATCCATGCAGACCAGTCAATCATTGCACTCGCCTCGTAACCAGACTCGAAAGGAGCAAACACATGTCCAATCTACCAGCAGTTGAAGCCACGAAACGTGCCGTGCGCGACACCCGCACCCGCGTGCTCCTGTCCAAAACCAAAATGACCAGCATCGCCGAGGCCTGCGGCCGCAACCGCATGACCGTCGCCAAATGGTTAGACGGCGACGACATCAGCCTTGCAGCCTTCCTCGCCGCACAACAACTCTCAGGCGGCGACCCACTCGAAACACTCGCCAACGCACTCAACGCCGAAAACACTATTCCAGCGCTCGGCAAAGAAGGTGCGGAATGAGTGGCCTGAAAGATGTTAAGTTCCTCATCCCTCAATCCGCCGATGAGTTCATCGAGCAGGCTCCGGGGCAGTACGACGCTATGAAAAAAGCCGTCCGCGAAGCGACGATGGACAACCATGACGAACCGATGAGCGTGGACGACTTCGTGCGCTCCCATTCCCAGCTGTTCATCCTGATTAAGAGTGCTGTACGCGAGGTACTGCATGAAGACGCCACTGCGGTGCAAGCGCAGGGGCGCGGTCACGGCCCGTTCTCAGATCTGTTCGAAGCTGATGGGGCATCCGGGCGTCCAGTACGCAGTTACGTCGTTCCCGGAATCCGCGAGCTTGCCGCTGAAGACGACCCCTCCTTGCGTCCTGGTCGACGTGGTGAGCTTCTGGGATATCGCCTGCGTTTCGGCGTCGTCGAACGGTCCAATCAGCTCGTCGTTAAAACGGATATTCCATTGCGCCATGTAATCACCTCCCTTCTTTGCGTGGGTGCCCTCATTGTCTCGCTCGAACTCGCCGGCAAGGAGGTGAAGTGATGGGAACCGTCAGCACCCGCATTGAAGAAGGGGACGGTTTCAAAGTCCTGAGATACGGGCTCGGAAGCATCGTTCTCATCATCGGCTATCCCCAGTCGGAAAGCGACCTGATCGACGCGCGAGATGCCATCGCCAAACAGTTCGATTACGAAATCAGCATGAACGGGCGACGGCACGGCGGACATCGTTCCGTCCGCGCCGCCGCCATGCCGGAGTCAGTCGTCGATCTCAACCAGCGACCACCACAGGGCGGCACGCGGATTGAGATAGATAAGAGACCCCTCTGGGACACCGAGAGCCCGACCTCGAACCGAGACCACGCCACCCGACGCGGCGGCGCTCTCCAATTCATTGAGAATCTTCGACGGATACTCTTCTCCCGCTAAATCGACAAACCGTCGCTTATCGGCGGTCGTCTCAAACACGAGTCGATACGTCATTATTCTTCACCTCCTCTCATTGCTGGTAGTTAGGCAATGTCCAGCTTAGGGGAGGTGGGCCAACGCATAAAAAGGAAGAAAACCAATGAGCGAGAAACTCACCATCGCGAACCCCGAGGACGGGAACCGTCCCCTCTCCTATCAGGCTCTCAGCCACGGCATCGACGAAATCCGTTTGGGTGACATGGGCATCACGGACGCGGTGTGGCGCGGGCCGCACAGCGAGCTCGTGGCGTTGGCCCGTCGAATCCTCGACGCGGAGGCCGGACGATGAACGCCCGGGATTACGGACAGCACGCGAGCGGCTACCGCAGGCCCGAGCTCGACGAATTGCCTCGCGGCTTCATGGTCCGGTTGATTCTCTGGGCCGTGGTTTTCGCCTTCTGCATCGGCTGGGTGATGTCGCACGCCGGTTGCGCGCATCCCATCGGCAATGGTTTGGCCTCCCTTGTGGGATTCGGTTGCGCGCCATTGCGGCTCCTGTGCCTTGTGCTGAGCGAGGCGGGAGTCGAATAACAGGCTTGCCGGGGTTCCTTTCTTTCCTTCCCCGGCAATCGACAAGGACAGTCGTTAACACCATCGCGCCGCGCTCGGAGCAGCGGGTGTGGCGCATGGGGCCGGCAGGTTCGCCCCCGCTGGAGATCACGGTGTCATGTACGTGGCAAACAGCGGGAAGCCGTTCGATTCGGCACGGTCCACCCCCCATATCCACCGACATCGAAGGCCCCTCATACGGGCCGGAAAGGAGAACCATGGCCGACGAAACAGAACCCGCGATGTTCGACGCGTTGGAAAAGGCGCTGATGCCGTTGAACAGCGCACGCCAGCTGGCCGAGCTCAGCGGCATCGGCGAATCCACGCTGGCCGAATGGCGCGGAACGCACACGGGACCCGCCTACGTGAAATCCGGCCGCCGCGTCCTCTACCCGAAGGAGGCCGTGCTCGGCTTCATGCGCGCCAACCTGCGCGAATGCAAGGAGGCCAGCGCATGACCGGCCAGCCGAACGACTACGAGCATCGCGCCGAGGGCGAGTCCACGTTCGAATGGCCGTTGGATTCCGCGGGGATGCGCATGAGCGCGGGCGAACTATTGGACAGCCTGCTCGCCACCATCCAGCATCTCAACCGCACGGACGCATGGCCACTGACCATACTGCCGCCACGCTGGACGGACGTGATGGTCGACCGGGAACGCCGCCAGATCTCGGCGGTCTGCCTGTGGAAACGAAAACCAGTCAAAACCCATAAGGAGGGATAGATGTGCGAGAAACCCGAAACCGAAACCGAAACCGTGACGCCGCGGGTGGCCTTCGCCACCATATTGCAGTCGCTGGTGGCCGAGTCGCCGAACAAGCCCACGCTGCCCGTGATGCTGTCCATGCTTGACCAGGCGATGGATCATACCGGGCTGCGACTGGAGCTTGCCGCCGCGCCGGCGGACCATGAGGACGATGTGGCGAAAGCCAGCCGCCGCCTCTCGCGCAGGGCGTATGACATGACGAGCCTGCTGGCCGACGGCGCGGCCGGCGCCGGCGACTGGGAGCTGTTCGACCTGGCCGACGAGGCGCGTTCCGCCGCCGTTGCGCTGCTGCGCGCGTTGGATGGTGATGCGTGATGGCGGGAGAGACCGTTCTTACCATCGTCGGCAACCTGACCGCCGACCCCGAGCTGCGTACCACGGGCGGCGGGGCGACCGTGGCGAGCTTCACGATCGCTTCGACGCCGCGCAACTGGAACCGGCAGGCCAACCAGTTCGAGGACGGGCAGGCATTGTTCATGCGCTGCTCCGCATGGGGCGACATGGCCGGCCATTGCATCCAGTCCCTGCACAAGGGCATGCGCGTGATCGCCACCGGCCGGCTGAAGCAGCATTCGTATCAGACGCAGGACGGCTCCCAGAGAACCGTCATCGACATGACCATCGATGAGATAGGCCCCTCGCTGCGGTACGCGACCGCGCAGGTGACGCGCGTGCAGTCCGGACGCGGCTACTCGGGCGGCAGCACGTATGGGGACCCGGCCAAACCCGCCAACGGGCAGGGCTGGCAGAACAGCTCCCCGGCCCAGAACCCCGGCATGCCGGAAGACGACCCGTGGGCTCAGACGGCACCCGCCTCTCCCGGCGCCACGTTCGGCACTTCCAACGATTTCCCATCAAACGATTCCGACCCCGAATTCTAAGGAGATTCAATGTCGCGCAAGAAAAAGACCGACGGCGTGCAGGATGCGCTGATTCCCGACGAGATAACACCGCTCATGCTGCTCGCCCTGACAGCTAAGGCATCACGCATGAAGGACGCCGCGGCCGCGTTCCGCATCGCGGCCAGCAAGATGCTCGACCTGGCCACCAAGGACGAATACATCGAAAAATACAAGAACATCGACCCCATCACCGACGCCCTGTACGACGCCTGCGATCTCTCGCAGCACATCTTCGACGCCGCCAACGCGGTCAACGACCTCATCAACTATCCGGTCGAGGCCCGCGAGCGCGTGGTGAAGGCGGATATCGAGCGCAGTTTGTTGGATCCGTGGCGTGATCTGCCCACGTCTGGTGTGGATCCGGATACCGGCGAAATCAAGGAGGACTGAATCATGAGCAAACGCAAGCACGGACGCCAGCAACTGGAGCATGAGCGCCAACGCCGGCGCAGGAAGCGCATGCCGCACCTGCCCGTACACCAGAATCTATCGATCAAGGAGCAGTGACCCGATTCAGTGGCTATCAACATCATCGATATCAACGTAAAGAACCTCATCCCGAACCCGAACAACCCCCGCAAAGACGTGGGCGACGTCACCGAGTTGGCCGACAGCATCAAGGAACAGGGGTTGCAGCAGGCGCTCGTGGTCACCCCCGACCACGAGGAACACGGCGAGCGCATGTTTCGTGTGGTGATTGGTCATCGTCGTTTGGCGGCGTGCAAGTTGGCTGGTTTGGAGTCCGTGCCGTGCATTGTGCGCGAGATGGACGCTCGCACGGAGCGTGAGTTGATGCTGGTGGAGAATTGCCAGCGTTCCGATTTGACGCCGTTGGAGGAGGCCGACGGGTATCAGGGTTTGCTTGACCTTGGTGCCGGTGTGGGCGAGCTGGCCTCGAAGACGGGTCGTAGCGAGTCGTTTGTGCGTGGCCGTTTGAGGATCGCGCGCATTCCCGCTGATGTGCGTTCCGGGTCGGAGGCGTTCGCTCAGTTGTCGCTTTCCCAGTTGGATGATCTTGCGGAGTTCGAGGCTTATCCCGACATGATGGCTGAGTTGGCTTCGATGGCGGGCACCAAGAACTGGGATTGGAAGCGTGGCCAGCTGCGGTCGCGGGTTCGCGTCGAGGCGTGGCAGCAGAGCATGAGAACAGCGCTTGAAGCTCTGGGCCTGACTGTGGATGTCTCGGCTTCGACGTGGGCGACGCCGGAGGGCTACCGGTTCTACGACATGTGGAGCGGCGAGCCCGACCAGTTCGAGAAATGGTGGAAGAAATGGCATGAGGCCCACCCGTACGGACAGCCGATAATCCGGTTCAGCGACTGCGCCGTATTGTGCTTCCCGCAATTGTCGCCTGAGGAGATCGCCGAACGCGACGCCAAGAGCGAGCGGAGGGAACGGGAGCAGGCGGCATTCCAGGAGGCGCTGGCCGCCCGCAAGGAATTCAACAGGCTGGCGTACACGCTGCGCACGGACTGGATCAGGAAGCACGCCACCGGGTTCAACGGCGGCCAGTTGCGCAAGGCCACCACGCGTCTGAGCCTGCTCGCGCTGACCGGCACCGAACTCTGCCACGGACTGATCAGCGGCGCCTCATGGAACAACATCGACAACGTGCTCGACGCATACAACCTGCTCACCACCACGCCACTGCCATACGACGACACGAGCGACAGGGAAATGCGGCGCGAACAGAACCTCACGGAACTGCATCGCCGCCAGCACGTCGAGGGAGCCGCGAACAGGGAGCTCCTGCTCATCCTGTGCGCCCAGATCGAAGCACTCATCAAACCCGGCACATGGGCCAACAAGGACGACATCGATCTCGCGCAAACCTACTACCACACGCTCGCAGACCTCGGATACCCCACCAGCGACGAGGAAAACAAGGCACTCAACGGAGAATATCTGCCCGTTGAAGACGAAGAGGCGGAGTGAACCATGACATGGACCCAGATAGACGACGGGTTGAACTTCAGCCCGCAGACCATGCCCGGCACGGTATCCAACGCCGCGTTGGGCCTGTGGGTCAGACTCTGCGTGCACACCGCATACCAACTCCGATTCCCCGCATTCGACGGCGCATTCGACCTCACGGTCGTGCGCTCGCTGAAAGGCAACGCACGGCAGGTGGCGGAGCTGGAGGCCGCGGGAATGCTCGAACCGGCGCTCGCCGCCGGCCGGTGGATGGTGGTCGAGGCCGACACCCTGATGAAATTCGGCGGCACTTCCGGCAGCGAACTCAAGGAGAAAAGAGCCAAGGCCGGGCATGCCGGCGGCGTCGCTTCGGGCGAGTCTCGGCGAAGCAAACGCGAAGCAAATGCTTCGAAGCAAAACGAAGCAAGTGCTTCAAGCAAACCGCGAAGCAAAACCGAAGCAAACCATGAAGCAAACGGTGAAGCAAACGGTGAAGCAAAACCGAAGCAAACGTCTGAAGCAAAACGAAGCAATTGCTTCGAAGCAAACGAAGCAACCGGTCCTAACCTAACCATACCTAGCCTTACCTCCCCTGTAGCCCCCTCCGCGCCGAACGCCGAACCGGAGTCGGCCGAGCCGAGCCAAGCCATGGCCGAATCCGGCCACGCCAGGCCGGTGACGAGCCTCGCCGAAGCCGAGGCCTTGGCCGAGGCCGACCCGTTCGCGTTCGCCTGGGACCGGTACCCGAGCCACACCGGCAATCGGGAACAGGCCCGAAACCTGTGGCGGGCCATCACCGGCGGCGACCCGACCGTGCCGCACGTCGAGGCCAGCCAACTGCTCGGAGCCGTCATCCGCTACGCCCAAACCGTGCGCCAGGACGGCGACCGGTTCACGCCATCGATGCGCAAATGGCTCGAAAACCGGCAATACGTCAAATGGCTGTCAAACACACCGGCACACACCGAATGGGGCGGCATCACCCGCCAATGGCTCAACCAGCACGCCATCAGCCAAGTCCCCTCAGGCTCGTGGACGGACAGCGTCGAACAGACGTTCTGGGCCCACGTCAAAACCGGCGAAGAGCCGGAGACCGTGGCCGCAAGGCTCGTCAAGGAAATCAACGAAAGGAGCCAGGCATGAGCGACCAGCCCACATCCGAGACCCTGCGCCTCGTGGAAGGCCGCGAGTCCAACCGGTGCATCGTGTGCGACCGATACCTGCGTGCGGGAAACTGGCCCGGCATGAGCCACCACCACAGGAAACGCCGCAGCCAGACATACGGCGACCCCGAACGGCACGCGCCATCGAACGTCATCGACGTGTGCGGCACGGACAACAGCACCGGATGCCACGGATGGATACACCAACACCCCGAACAAGCCCGAGCATTGGGCTACCTGCTCAAAAGCTACGACCCCGAGCCAAGCCAAGTGCCCGTGTACAGCTGCCGGCGCGGCTGGATACTGCTCGACACCGACGGCCAATGGCATTCATGCCCGCCACCCGAAGACCTCCCCACCCACATCAACATCAAGAAAGGCAACGAATGAACGACACCACGACAACCCTCGCCATCGGCCACCGGACCATCCCCCTCGACCCGCCCCGCCCGCCAAGAAAACCCGACATGCTCCTCTGGGTCGACACCGAAACCACCGGCGTCGACCCCTACCAGTGCGAACTCCTGGAAGTCGGCATGCAAGTCACCGACATGACCGGCAAACACCCCCACGACAGCCTCCACCTGATCGTTCACCCCGACAACATACGCAACTGGGCCAACTACCCCGAACTCCTGAAAGCCTACGAAATGCACCTCGCCAACGGACTCATGCTCGCCGCCGCCGAAGCACCCAAGGACACCTACGACTACCAGCACACCGCATGGAACATCCACGAATTCCTCAACGGCCAACTCAGCCAATACACACTCCACCCCGCCGGCACCAACGTGGACTTCGACCTACGCCAACTCGACGTCCACCTCAGCCGCCACCTCAACCACCCCATCGCCGAAGGACTCCACCACAGAAAACTCGACCTCACCACCCTGCGCCTCACCGACCAAGCCATCGGCCGCGACCCCTACCAGAACCACGCAGGCACCCACCGAGTCCAAGACTGCATCCACAGGGACATCAACGACTACACCGCCTACCTCGACATCATGCGAGCCGGACACCAAGGAACCCAATCATGAACACCGGCAAACGAATACCCGCAACCCCCGCCCCGCAGACCATCGAACTCATCCGCCGCCTCCTGGAAGCAGCTCACCGACCCGAACCGGCCAACGATCCGACCATCTGCGCGATCTGCGGCGCACCGCTCACCGACACCACGTCATCCATCTGCCCCGACTGCCAGGAACTCGAAAAGGACTGGTAAGCATGCACGCCACCACATGGGCCAACGACCCCGTCAACTCACCAAACCACTACACACGCTCGCACCCGGGCATGGAGTGCATCGAACTGACCGCCGACACCAGCTTCTGCCTCGGCAACGCCATCAAATACCTCTGGCGCTACCACGGCAAGGGCCGGCCCGTCGAGGACCTCGAAAAAGCCCGATGGTACCTCTGCCGCGTCATCGACCACGACGAGAAGATCGCATGGACACGCCAACAACACGTCATCCTCGACACCCTCGCCAACAACACGTCATCCTCGACACCCTCGCCAACGATCCCGCCATCCCCGACGCCGAAGCGCACACATGGGCGAAACTCCGGCAAGGCTTCCCCGATTCGGCTCTCACCTGCCTCGACCGCCTCATCGAACACGAAAGGAACCAACAATGACCAACCCCAACACCTACAACACGGCCTGCATGACCGGTGTCATCGACAACGTGGACTTCACGCTACGCGACGACTCCACCAGCGTGACCATGCTCATCCCACCCGACACACCCGTAGGCACCAGAACCATCATCATCCCCAAGGCTTCACCCTCGCCGAACACCAGATCATCCGCGAAGCCATCGCCGACGCGCTCGCCGACCACGGGGAGGAACTATGAGCCCCGAAAAACCAGACGCTTTGCTGTGGATGGACGTGGAAACCACCGGCCTCGACACGAACAGATGTTCGATACTCGAAATCGGCCTGCGCTGCACCAGCATGGACGCAACCCGCGAGCACGCGCGCCTCGAAGCGATCATCCACATCAGCCGAGAGACCATGCTCACCGCGCAACTGCCCGCCCTGGACCTGCACCTGAACAACGGCCTGCTCGCCCAATGCGAGACCAGCGACCCCGTCCACTGCTCACCCGAGGCAATCGCACGGGAAGCCACAAGGTTCATCGGGGACATGGCCGGCATGTACACCTTGCATCCCGCAGGCACGAACATCCAACACTTCGATTTGCCCATAATCCTCAGATTCTGCGCAACCGCGGAACGCATCGACGACCTACTCTCCTACCGGGCACTCGACCTGACCACACTGCGCCTCACAGCCAAGACGCTCGGCCGAGACCCCTACACGCACAGGGCCAAGCCCACGCACCGCGTCCACGACTGCCTGGACAGGGACATCACGGAATACCGGCACTACCTCACCCTCATGACGGGGCCGGCGCTCGCAGCCGTCAACGCCATGAAAACCAAGGAAGAATCATGAGCATCATCAGCAAGGAGGCGTGCTTCCGTTACCCCGAACGCACGGTGGACGACGTGCACGACACGTTGGCCCAGGTCTACACCAGTGACGACTTGCAGGAGGCGTACATGTTCGGCGCTCAGCGGGAGCCCACCGGCTTGGAAGTGGAAGCCGCCGCCGAACAGCTCTACTACTCGGACTGCAACAGTTCCGGCCTGCTCCTTGACTCAGACTGGAACAGACTGCCGGAGGGCAACAAGGCCATCTACCGCAACCGGGTGCGCGCAATCATCACAACAATCCAGAAAAAAGGAACAGCAGAATGAACGAGAACACGAACATCACCGACATCATCAGCGCGGCGCTCGCCGCCGGATGCCAGATCAGCGTGACCATCACTCCCAAAGACTTCTACAACGAATCACAGGAGCCGGAGGAATGAACGTGAGCGAAAGCATCGACTGGCGGCATTCCACGCCGGGAGAGCTTGACCTGCACCGGTTCATCGGACTCACGAGGAGAGGCCAAACACTGGACGGCTATCTCTCCTGCTTCATGCAGAACGGCTGGTGGACACTCACCGACGCCGACAATCTCGTCACCGTCATCAAACCGGACGCCAACGGAAACCCCACACTCAACACCGAACTCTTCCGCTCCATCAACGTACTCAAGGAAATACGACCATGAAAAAAACTACATTAGTCCACCACAGAACTACATTAATCACCACCGGTTTTTATAGCGCGCTCGCCGGAGGCACCCGATGAGGCGCGAAAGCTGGTCGGTGGAATCCACCATCGGACTCCTGTTCACCATCATCATCGCGATACTGGCACTCGCCATCGTATCCGTCATCGGCCTGGCCGCGTACGCCGCGATGGACACCGGCCCCAGCCAGCGCATCGTGCAGCAGGTGGAGACCACGGGCGACGTTCGCCGCCTATGCATCGAGGCTCGAACCGGCGAGCGCGTCGATGCCATGTCATGCGACTTGATTGATCCGCATACGGGAGGTGTTGCGAAGTGACGAGTCAGGCGATACGCGACAAGGTGCTCGCATGGCACGGGCGCGGCTACGGCGCGACGGATACGGCCCGTCAATTGGGTCTGCCGTTGGAGGAGGTGCGCGCGATCATCCGCGAGGGCGACGGTCGGCCGAAACCGCCATGCAAGGTCGAGTTCATCGAACCGCCGCTGTTCGAGGAATGAACTGAAATACCAGATAAAAACGAAACCCTCCACACGAGGCGGAGGGCATGTCAGCAAGCAACCAGTTTAGCCGATGTGGAGGGGTTTCGTGAACTGCCAGAACTGCAACACCATAATCGAAAACGGGTACGCGCTGTGCACGGCGTGCGAGCTGCGCTTCGCCGGCACGCTCCTGCGACTCGCGCGCGACGTCACGCCGTTGCACGACTCGCTGGACGCGACCCTGCATCCGGGCGGGCACGCGCCCGTCAGGATCCAGACGGCCACTCCCCCGACTCCTATCAGGCTTGACGTGCTCGACCTGCTGGACATGCTCGATGCGACGGCGCGCGAACTGTGGCGTTGCTTGGATGTCATCGATGCCTTGGACTGGCACAAGGATCCACGCATGGAGGACCTCGAGGCCACGCTTATCGACTGTGCGGGCCATCCCAGGCTCGCCACGTTCGCGGATGCCGGCTTCTACATGGCGACCATCAACGGCATCGCCCGGAAAATCGACCTCACGTTGGATCCGCCAGAGCAGCGACGCGAGATCGGCACGTGCGAGCTGTGCGCCACGATGCTCACCGCAGGCGCGGCAGACCAGTGGGTTACCTGTCCCGTGTGCGGACGGGAACAGCGAGCGCAGACGGTCAAACTGCGTAGGCTCAAGACGTTGTGTTGGGATGATTCCAGGCGAGGGTCGGCGGCTGAGATAGCCAAGGCGTTCACGGATGCAGGGATACCGGTGCGTAGGGGTACGCTCAACGTGTGGGTCAACCGAGGCAAGCTGCCCTCCAGCCCTCAGGGCCTCGCCTATTGCGACGTGTACCGACTCGTGATCGGCGGAGCGGCTTGACAAAATTGTCACTGTAACCGATGATTGCAGTGGCAGAAGTGTCGAAAAACCCAGCTCACGTGGCTGGGTTTTCGCGTATCTGACCGCATTGCATGGGGCGAGAGTACTCCGCCGGCACGTCCAAAGCGCCGGTGATGTTCGCCCCGCCACTCTTTTCATTTGATTGTGAGGCGATGACGCCATGACAATGCCGGGCATGCCGACCATCAGCCTGCGGATCACGTGCAAGGGGAACACCCTCGGCGACATCGACGCCCTGCCCGTGCCCGTGAGCGTCACCCCGTCCGGCCATCTCGTGGTCGACCCCCTCGAACCGGTCATGCGCCGGGCCGTGCAGGCGTTCGTGGACGCCTGGCAGCGGTCGTGCGACAAGGCCGGGTTATGAGCGGCCGCCGGGGCAACACCCGTCATGCCAATGGCTGGCGACGCCAGCAGGTCGTGGCCCGCGTGCTGGCGGCCTACGACACGTGCCACCTGTGCGGCCGGCCCGTGGACAAATCATTGCCGCCGGGATTGCCGGGCTCGCCCGAGGTGGACGAGATCATCCCGGTCAGCAAGGGCGGCTCGCCCTACCTGTTCTCCAACTGCCGGCTCGCGCACCGCTGGTGCAACCGCGTCCGCTCCAACCACAGCGTCGCGTGGGCGCGCGAACACATCAAACAAACATTCGAACAGGGGCACACGGCCGACCTGAAGGCCACCTCGATGCCATTGGTGACAAGCGGCGACTGGTGACGTGGGGAGGAGACCCGTCCGCCCCGGTCGAAGCCCCCTCGGGCGCAGGGCCGATATCTCCCCGGCATGTCAAAACGTAACGCCTTGGACGGCCGTTACGTTATCCCGTTACGTTTTTTGGAGGTGAGCGCGGTGATCTGCGAGGAATGCGGCCAGCCGTTCACCCCGTCCGGCCGTGGAAAGAAAGCGAAATACTGTTCGGCCAAATGCAAGCAGCGCGCCTACCGCAGGGCCAAGCGCATGAGCCGCGTCACCACGCCTCCCGCCCCGGCCGGGGACGTGGAACATGAGCCAGAGGCGATGGACGCCCTCACCGCCGCCGATTTCGAGGCGATGATGAACGACGGGCCCGAGGACTACGTGAGCGTGCTCAAACGCACGCAGGCCCGGCTCAAGGAAGCCATGTTCAGCGCCGGCACCCCGCCGGGCAGCCTGACCGGCATCAGCAAACAGCTGCTCGCCCTGACCCGCGAAATCGAACGGCTCGAAGGCAACCCCGCACAAGGCATGACGACGCAAGAAGATCCGGAGGACGACGACGATGACGGAGAATTCCGACCCGAAGCTATCTGAGGTCGCACGCCACATCGTCATGCCCTCCGGCATCGTCACCAGCATGTTCCCCAAGGTCAACAAGCGCGCCAAAGCATGCGGCATCCGCTACGACCGATGGCAGCAGGGACTGCTGACGCTCATCCTCGGCCGAAGGACCGACGGCACGTTCGCCGCCTCCGTCGGCGGCGTGGTGTTGAGCATCTGCCGACAGACCGGCAAGACCTTCACCGTCTCCAGCCTCGTGGTCATCCTGTGCACGCTCATCCCCGACCTGACCGTCATCTGGACCGCACACCACAACCGCACCAACAGCAACACGTTCGACCACGTGCGCACCCTGGTACGCAACCCCGCGCTCATCGGATACCTCGACCACTCCGGCCGCACCGACGGCGTGCGCGGCGGCAACGGCATGCAGGAAATCACCTTCGCCAACGGCAGCAAGATACTGTTCGGCGCACGAGCCCAGGGCTTCGCCCGAGGCAACGACGCCGTAGACATCATCGTGTTCGACGAAGCACAGATCCTGACCGAACAGGCCATCAGCGACATGGTGCCCGCCACCAACACCAGCCCCAACGCGCTCGTCCTCTACATCGGCACCCCACCGCGCCCCGCCGACCCCGGCGAAGCGTTCACGGAACGCCGCCGCCAGGCGCTCGCCGGCGAGGACGACATGCTCTACGTGGAATTCTCCGCCGACCGCGACGCCGACAGCGACGACCGCGCCCAATGGAGGAAAGCCAACCCGAGCTTCCCGCGCCGCACCAGCGAAACCAGCATGCTGCGCATGCAACGCCAGCTCGGCAAGGACAGCTTCCGCCGCGAGGCACTGGGCATCTGGGACGAGACCACCACCAGCCAGGCCATCAACCCCGAACAATGGGCCAAAGCCGCCACCGGCACACCCAACATCAAAGGACTGATCGGCTACGCGCTCGACATGAAACCCGACCGCAGCTCGCTGGCCATCGGCGGCGCCGTCAACCACAGGGACGGCACCGCGCACATCGAACTGCGCCGCTTCGAGGCCACCCAATCCAAAGGCACCCAATGGGCGGTCGACTACATCGCCGACCACTGGCCGCGCACAGCAAGCGTGGTCATCGACTCGCAATCACCCGCCATGAGCCTGCTGGCCGACCTCAAAGCCCGGCACGTGAAAGTCATCGTCACCAACTACAGCGACATGGGCCGTGCCTGCGGCAAATTCCTCGACATGCTCAGAGACGGCAAACTCACCCACCTGCCGGACGACAAAGCACCGGCGCTCGCCACAGCCGTGGCCAACGCCACCACACGCAGCATCGGCAAATCCGGCGCCGTCGGATGGAACCCGATGGGCAGCGACATCGACATAAGCCCGCTCGTGGCATGCACGCTCGCCCTCTACGGCACCACCATAACCAAACGAGACCCGGACCGAGTACAGGAGGTCATGATCGGATGAGCGAACAATCCATCAGCTTCGGCAACCCCTACCTGTCCACCGGCTCCTCGTCCGTGACACACATCGCCAACGTGCCCGACAACGACATGGCCGACATCACCCGCCTACTGGAACTCTGGCGCAACAAATACCCACGCAACCTGCTGCGCTCCGCGTTCTACGACGCCAAACAACGCTTCAACAACCTAGGCATCAGCATCCCGAACATCGTCGCCCAGAAAGCCGGCGTCGTGGTCGGCTGGCCACAGAAAAGCGTGCGCGCGCTCGCCGACAAGAGCGTGTTCGAGGGATTCGAGACCGCCGCCGGGGCCGACAACCACGGCATCGACGAGATCATGCGCATGAACGAGCTCGAAACCGACATGAGCGAGGCCGTCATCAGCTGCTACAAGCACTCCTGCAGCTTCCTGACCATCGACTACGACCCGGACGACAACGAGCGCATCCTCATCACCCCGCGCTCGGCCGACTGGTCCGCCGCACTATGGGACAACGACCGCCGCCGCATCAAAGCCGCGCTGACCATCACCGACAGCGACAAATGGGGCAACATCACCGCATTCAACGCATGGCTGCCCGGCCGCAACTACGCCTGCATGAAAACCGGATACGGGTGGGACGCGGAACCCCAATACAACCGGCTCGACCGCGTGGCCGTGGTGCCCATCGTCTACGACAAGCAGATGGACCGCCCCTTCGGCCGCTCACGCATCAACCGGGCCCTCATGAACCTGACCGACATGGCCATGCGCACCATGGTCCGCATGGAAGCGTCCGCCGAATTCTACTCGGTGCCCAAAATCTGGTTCCTCGGCCTGAGCCGCGAATCCTTCCAACAGGACACGTGGAGCGCGCTCGTCAGCAGCATCAACGCGGTCAGCCGCGACATCAACGGCGACATCCCCGAACTCAAGCAGGTCTCCCAGGCATCGATGCAACCCCACGGCGACATGCTCGAAACCATAGCCATGCTCGCCTCGGCCGAAACCGACATCCCACCCGAACAACTCGGCATACGACTGGCCAACCCCACCAGCGCCGAAGCGCTCGCCGCCGCCGAGAACCAGCTGACGCGCACCGCGAACCGGCAGAACCGCATGTTCTCCCGCCAGCTGCTCAACGCCATGGGCATGGCCGTGCAATTGCGCGACAACAGCCCGCAGCCGCCCGACCTGACCGGCATCCGCCCCCTGTGGGCGCCGACCCGCGAGGTGAGCGACGCGGCGCGCGCCGACTACTACACCAAGGTCGCCGGCGTGAACGGCGACTGGGCGGATTCCGACGTGGGACTGGCCAAGCTCGGACTCACGGCCGGCGAGCTCCAATCGTTCCGCGCCTACCAGCAGCGGATGAAGGCCCAACGGAACATCGACCAGCTCAAACAGCAGCGGATGAATCCGCAGGACACGGAGGCGGCCGATGGCAACGAATCCGAAAGCCCCGCCGGAACTGCAGCCGCTGCTGGACAAGGCGTACAGGGACTACCAGACCGACCTTGACAACCTCAGGGAGGGCGCGGCCGACGTCATCGAGAACATGGTCGAACGCGACCCCCTGAACGTCAAGGACGCGATCCGCGACTTCTCCCGCGACGCCTCCCAGCTGGCGAACGAATACTACGACACCGTGCGCGGCCTGTGGGGCGAATACGCCGGCATAGAGCTTGAGGACTTCGACCACACACAGCTCATCGACCCCGACCGCACCCTCTGGCAGGTGCAGGGCGGCTTCAACAACACCGACTACAACGGCCTGACCTACACGCAGGTCAAGAACGGACAGTCACGCGCGGGAGCCACGATCGACGACCTGTGGCCCGATCTGGGCAACCCGGATGACGCGATGCAATTCGTCGCCGACATGATCAACGCCTCCGCACGCCTGACCACCCAACGCAACATGCGCATCGACCCGTCGAAACCACGATGGGCCAGAGTGCCGCGCGGAGCAAGGACATGCGCATTCTGCACCATGCTCGCCTCACGGGGCTTCACCTACCTGAGCGAAGACTCGGCAGGCTTGGAGATGCAATACCACCGGGACTGCGACTGCCAGATCGTCCCCAGCTGGGGCCGCCAGACACTCGCCGGATACAACCCCGAACGGCTCACCGCCATGTGGCAGGAAGCCAGCAAGGAAGGCGGCGACTACCGGGAGAAGCTCAAGCGCATGCGCCGGAACAATCCCCTGGCGTTCACGGACGGCGTCTACCCGACGCCGACCATGCCGTGGGAGCAGTCCGTCAGACTCCTGTCAATGAAGGGAGAGACCAAAGGCACGGCGGAATCCTGGTACCGGCGCCAGCTCGCCGTCGGCGTCGACCCGAGCAGGGAAATCCTCGAACGGCACGAAATCGTGTTCCTCGAGAAGTTCCAGAAGCTGGGCGAGGAATACGAGTGGATACCGAAAAGCCATGATGGCAAGCCCAGCAACGACTTCCACTGGCTGAGCCACGAATGCGACGCCGAACTGAAATCACCGGCAAGCCTGAAATACAGGAACGTGGCCCAACGCATCAACGACGCCGTCGTCGGCGGCGTCGAACAGGGCGTTGTCAAGGACGTGTTCGTACTGGACTTCGGAAGCACGAAACTGCCCGACAAGTTCGTCAACCAACTGTCGCTGTACAACGCCCGTCATGAATCCCACATCAAAGAGCTGTGGGTGTTCGACTCGGAAGGATTCCACCAAATCGTATTGAAATAGAAGAACGGGGATAACCCCCCGGATTATGTGCCGGTCTCAAGAGCCGGTTACGTGGGATCCCCGTTACCTCGATTCTACCATACGGCGGGTTGCCAGAGAGGCCGATCGGGGCCGACTGTAAATCGGCTGCATCACGCCACGCAGGTTCGAATCCTGCACCCGCCACTCCACACCACCCGCACGGGTGGTTTTTACGCCCGGAACGGGCCCCATCAACCACAAAGGAGAACCATCATGCACGACATGCCGCACTGGCACCGATTCCGCAACAACCTTCGTCTCATCGATTCCGGCGCGGACAAAGGCGGCTCCGGTGACCCCGCAACGGGAGACCCGGCCGACACCGGCGAGGACATCGACTGGAAGGCGAAGTTCGAGGAGCAGCGCGCCCACTCGCGCAAATGGGAGCAGCGCGCCAAGGACAACAGCAAGGCCGCCGAGGAACTGCAACAGTTCAAGGACTCGCAGCTGTCCGAAGCCGAGAAGGCCGCCAAACGCATCAAGGAACTCGAAGCCGCCAACGCCGCCTACGAGGCGGAGAAACAACGAAACGAGTGGAAGGCGCAGGTCTCCAAGGAGACCGGCGTGCCCGCCTCGCTGCTGCACGGCGACACGCTCGAGGCCATGACCGCGAACGCGAAGGCCATCGACCAGTACGCGCACCCCAAGCCCAAGGGCATGCCCAACCAGGGCAAGACCCCCGACGGCAAGGCCGCAGGAGCCGACGAACGCGCATGGGCCGACGACCTGTTCTCCAACCTCTAAACGCAATCATCCCCCAGAAAGGAACAACATCATGGCAATGGACACCAGCAAACTCCACCTGCCCAAGACCGTCGCCACGGCCGTCGTCAACAAGGTCAAGGAGACATCGACCATCGCGGCCCTGTCCCCGAGCAGCCCGCAGATCTTCACCGACAAGGAATACATGATCTTCAACGGCGCCGCCGAGGCCGACGTGACCGCCGAAGGCCAGACCAAGAGCTCCTACGAGCAAGACCTGAACTACGTGAGCGGCAAGACATTCAAGGTTCAGACCACCACCCGCGTCACCAGCGAGCTCAAATGGGCCGACGAGGACAACCGCTTCCAGATCATCCAGTCCATCCAGGCCGACCAGGCCGAGGCCATCGGCCGCGCCCTCGACTACGTCGTCTACCACGCCATCAACCCCAAGACCGGCGCACCCCTCACCGGATTCGACGCGCTCACGGCCAGAGCCATGCAGGTCACCGCCGGAGACGACGACATCACCAACGTCGACAACCTGGCCGACCAGCTCAACGAGACCTACGACATCAACGGCATCGCCATCAGCCGCACGTGGGCCTCCCGCCTGCGCAAGATCCGCGTACCCGCCACCGGCATGCGCTACTATCCCGAGATCCCGCTCAACCTGCAGGTCGGCACCCTCGACGGCATCAAGGCCGCCACCAGCGCCACCGTCAACGGGGGCAAGGCCAAGACACCCACCCACGTGCTCGCCATCATGGGCGATTTCAGCCTCATCAAATGGGGCATGGTGCGCGACATCACCAGCGAGATCATCCCCTACGGCGACCCCGACCAGACCGGCGTGGACCTCAAGGCCCACAACCAGATCGCCTACCGCACCGAGGCCATGTTCTCCTACGCGGTCGTCGATTCCAAGGCGTTCGCCGTGCTCAAGACCTCCACGGAAGAAGGTGCCTGATGGGCGCGTTCACCCAGGACTTCATCGTCCAGAAGACGAACAGGAAGAAGCACAAGCCGGCCGCCATGGACGTGCCCGCACGCCTGTGGAACCCGGACGGCACCCCGTTCGCTGGCGGCTCATCAACGCCTGCGGACGGCAGTGTGACGAACGCGATGCTGGCGGGCGGCATCACCGCGGACAAGCTCGCCGCGGGCGTGATCCCGACCGTCCCGAAGGCCGCGTATGTGGCCGACCCGGCCGGCGATACGCCGACGAAGGCCGAATACGTGGCCTTGCGCGACGCTCTCGTCACGGCGGGTCTCATGCGCCCAAAAGCGTGACCACCGTCGACGGGGACATCACGCCCGTGCTCACCAGAATCGGATAAAGGAGGACCATATGGACCCGTCCGTTTCGTTCGCCACGCATTCCAACCTGGAAGACCGGTGGCACAAGCTGCTTCCGGAGGAGCGGGCGCAGGCGGACATCCTGCTCGCGGACGCGAGCGAGATCATCCGCAACCGCGTCCGCCCCTACCCCGAGACACATGACCCGGCGTGGTGGCTCGCGCATGAGCGCGGGCTCGAGCTCGTGTGCTGCCAGATGGTGCGCACGGCCATGGAGGCGCAGGTGTCCGGTGGGCAGACCGGCGTCACCCAATCCACGGAGACGACCGGCCCGTTCTCCAGCACCTACTCGTGGCTGAGCCCCGACGGGTATCTGCGGTTCACGGACGACATGCTGCGCAACCTCGGATTGTCCGGCCAACGCATGTGGTCGATAGACATGGCGGAAGGATCGCATCATGGAGCGTGTTGACGTGTACCGGGGCGCGGCCGAGGTGGATGCGGATGGGAACCCGGTGCAGGGAGAGATGCGGCATGTGGCCTCGCTGATGGGTTTCGTGGAGCCGGTGGAGGCCTCGCAGTCCCCGGGCGCGGACTCGCAGGGCGTGGCCCGCCGCTACACCCTGTACTTCCGTGGTCCCGAGCCCACGGGCATCCTTGATACGGATTGCCTCGTGGTGCGCAGCAAGCCGTTGATGGTTGACGGGCCGCCGCTCGAATGGTGGAGGCACGGACGTCATATCGGCGACGTGGTCAACGCGTTCGTCAGGGAGGGATGAAACCGATGGGCAAGAAGGTCAAAGTGGTGCTCAACCGCAATGCGTTCAGCTCCGAGGTACTGCACAAGGCCGTGAAACCGGTCATGGACAGTGTGCAGGAGCAGATGGAGGGCATGGCCGAAGTGCATCCGTCCATCAAGGTGTATCGGAACGAGGACACCGACCGCTCGAACGTGGTCGCCACCGCTCCGGCCGCGGTGGAGGGCGCTCATGGCGTGCTCACGCAGATGATCGGCAAGGTGGTCGCATGAGCGTGTTCCAACCTCCCACCAGAACACCCCGTTTGGAACGAATCCTGCTGAACCTGCTGCGCGAACGCTTCCCGGATGTCGTGTTCGGCACGCTGCACAGCAGGAACAATCAGGAATCCGAATGCGTGATCGTGGCGGAACCGCAGCAGAAGGCAACACCCATCAGCCAGTACGTGCGCGTCCGCTGTTCCATCTGGGTGCGCAGGGACGACGGCACCGGTGACCTCGACGCCTCGCACGAGCTTGCCAGCAGCATCGAACTGTATCTGACCGGCTTGTGGCCTCCGACCCCGATCATCAGTATCGAGCATGATTCCGGGCCGGTTCGCATGACCGACGAGAACGGCTGCATCTACTCGTATCTGATTCTCCTGCTTCAGACGAACACCGTTTGAGGCAGTCCATAATTCCAACGATTCGTTTTGAAAGGCGATCATCATGGCTGACAACAGTTACATCAGCTCAGGCAACAACGCCGAACTCGTGCGCGCCGTCAAGGACTACGCATTGTTCCTGTTCGGCGAAGGCGAGACATACACGAAACCGACGGGCGTCGATTGGACGCCGCCGGCGAACAAACTGCCCATCGGCTACAACAGCGAGGACGGCACCACCATCCACCCGGAGCCGGGCGACGAGACCGAGATCAAGGGCCACAACGGCGACGTGGTGTATTCGGAGACCGATCCGGGCTACTGGACGTTCCAGTTCTCCGCGCTCGAAGGCAAGAAGAGCGTCGTGGAACTCTACACGAACTCCACCGTGGACAAGGATGGAGGCATCCACGTCAAGGATGCGTCCACCTCCAAGACCATGTCGATGGTCATCGCCGGCATCGACCAGAAGGAACGCCCCATCGTCATCCACGCGGAGAAGATCAAGGTCTCCGACCGTGACGACATCACCCTCAAATCCACCGACCTGCTCCAGTACAACATGACACTCAAGACGTTCAAGGGCAGCGACGGCTACCAGTGGCATGCGTGGGGAATGGTCGTGGAACCGTCCGCATCCGACTCCCAGACCGCCACGGCGGAAGCCTCGGCCGAAGCCTGACCAGCTTCCTCCCCCGCGGGACTCCGCTCTTCACCCGCGGGGCTTTTGATTCTTCCCCGCATCCAGGATGGCGGTCCCGATGCGGGGAACCTCATATCCGACCGCCAAACCAGCAAAAAAGAAAAACCGTATCAAGGAGACCGCCATGACCAACCAATACGCGAAGGTCGAACCCATCATCAACGACGACGACCAGCTGGAGGACGTGCACCTCGACGTTCTCGGCGTCAAACTCGACCTGCCCAACCTCAACAGCGCCGACCTGCCCATCGACCTCGTCAACGTGATCCTGCTGATCAAAAGCCAGCCGGTGCTCTCCGACGAACAGACCGCGCTCGCCATGAGCGCGTTCCTCGCCTACTTCCAACAGTTGCGTCCGGACTATTGGAACGCGTTGCGCAAGACCGGCCACGCCATGGCATGGCTCACCGCCACCGTGCGCACCTGGGCCGAACAATCCGGCCTCGACCCAAAAGCGTTTACCTCAGTGCCCTCCACGCCAATCACAGGGAAGCGTTAGACGCCGACTGGCTCGCCACATACCACACCACATGGAAGCCCGTCACGCTCGCCGAATGGCTCAACGCGCCCGCGGACAGGAAACCCAAAGCCAACTACGGCATCGGCCAGGCATGGCGGCTCACGAGACAGATCCTCAGGAACCATACCAGCCATTGTTTCGCGGCGCTCGCCGGCTGGACGTACACGCCCACCGGGGCCGAAATCGCCATGTGGGACATGTTCGAACTCGAAGGCAGGCTGCAACGCGAAGGCTGGCGACCCTGGACGGACAGGCACGCGGACCCGTTCGCGCCGACGCGATTGGAAACCAGCCAAGCGCGTAAGGAACGACTCGAACGCCGCGAACTCCTCAAGCAACGCTTCCACATCACCGACTAGCCCCGACCGCCATCGGGGAGCCAACACCACTATCAGGATGGAGGACCCCGATGGCACAGGACATCGGCACCGTATACGTGCAGGTGGCACCCTCCGGCAAGGACTTCGGCAAAACCCTCGAAGGCGACATCACCGGCAGTGTGGACACCGCAGCCAGGAAAAGCGGAGGCAGCCTCACCGGCACCCTCGGCAAGGCATTCGGCAAAATCGGCAAACTCGGACTCGGCGCCATCGGCACCATCACCGGAGGCGTCACCGCGCTCGCCGCAAAAGGCGGCTTCACCCGCGCCCTGAACATCGAAAACGCGCAAGCCAAGCTCAAAGGCCTCGGCCACGACGCCAACAGCGTCAGCGAGATCATGAACAACGCGCTCGCCAGTGTGAAGGGCACCGCGTTCGGATTGGGTGATGCCGCCACCGTGGCCGCCAGCCTATCGGCGGCCGGCATCGCATCCGGCGAGCAGATGACCAAGGTCCTCAAGACCGTGGCCGACACCGCGCAAATCTCGGGCCGATCACTCACCGACATCGGCACCATCTTCGGATCCGTCGCCGCACGAGGCAAACTCCAAGGCGACGACATGCTCCAACTGATGAGCTCCGGCGTGCCCGTCCTCCAAATGCTCGCCAAACACCTCAACACCACCTCCGAAGACGTGTCCGACATGGTCTCGAAAGGCAAAATCGACTTCCAGACCTTCGCCGACGCCATGCAGGAAGGGTTGGGTGGAGCCGCATTGGCTGCCGGCGACACGTTCAGCGGCGCTTTGGCGAACGTGAAGGCCGCTCTCAGCCGATTGGGCGAAGGCCCCGGCAAGCTGGCGCTCGAATCGTTGCGCAAGACGTTCAACGCGGCCATTCCGGCCGTGGACGCGCTCTCAAGCCAGCTCACACCGTTCGTGGAGCAGTTGAACGGCAAGCTCACCCCGTATGTGGACAGGGCCGTCAAGCTCATCGAGCAATTCAGCCAGGGGTTGCAGGACGGCAGCATCACCGTTCAGGACATCGTCGGCAGTCTCGGCCAATTGGCCGGAGCGTTCGCATTGTTCGCCGGGGTCGGCGGCAACGTGGACAAGATCACCAACGTGTTCGACACGCTCGGCAAACTCGGTGACGGCGGGATCGACAAACTCACCACGGGCGTGAAGCAACTGCCCGGCCAACTGCAATCAGGACTGTCCGGCCTGCAACAGTTCAAATCGTATTTCAACAAGGACCTGCGCGCCGCGCTCGCCGTGGACGGCGACCCGTTCGCGAACGCGGTCAACCGCGTCCAGCAGGGCGGCGAACGACTCGCCGGCCCACTCAAGCAGTTGGGGGCGAAGCTCGCGTCCACGGACATCGGCCGGTCCGTCTCGGGCATGGCCAACGGGCTGGGCGTCGAGTTCGGCAAGATCACCAGCTCCCTCGACTCGAACATCAAGACGCTGGGCGCCAAGGTCGGCGGAGGATTCTCCGGCGTGTTCTCCAAGGTGTCGGACAGCGGCCTCGTGTCCGGCCTGTCGTCGATAGCCGGCAAGGTGAAGTCCGCCACAGGGCCGATCGTCTCAGGATTGGGCGACGTGTTCGGCGGCATCGGCAACATGGTCGGTCCAAAGGTCCAGACGGGGCTCGGCAAGATCGGCTCCCTGTTCGGGTCGTTCTTCAGCCCCGGCAATTTCATGAAGTACATGGGCATCGCCGGCATCATCGCCGCATTGGTCGCGGGCCTCGGCATGCTGGACCAGAGCATGCAGGGGCAGTTGTTCGCGATGATAGGCCAGCTGTCCGCGCAACTGCCGACACTGCTGCAGCAGCTGAACATGCAGATCACCGCCAGCCTGCCGGCCATGCTCGCCCAGGGCGCGGCCATCCTCACCGCGCTGATGAACGCGATCAGCACGAACGCACCCCAGCTGATGACCACCGCCGTGCTCATCGTCACCACGTTGGTCAACGGGCTGGCCTCGCAACTGCCCACGCTGCTGCCGGCCGCTCTCGACATGATCATGGCGCTCGTCAACGGATTGGCATCCAACGCCGGCCAGCTGCTCAACAGCGGCATGCAATTGCTGCTCGGCCTCGCGCAGGGTTTGATGAACGCGCTGCCGCAGCTCATCGCACAGGCACCCACCATCATCGGCAACCTCGTGCAGTCGATAGCCGCGAACCTGCCACAGATCCTGCAGACGGGCGTGAAGATCCTCGTGACCCTCGCCAACGGTCTGGCCAGCGCCATACCGCAGCTGATCGGTAAGATCCCGGCCATCGTGAAAAGCATCTGGAACGCGTTCACATCCGTGAACTGGGGCGAGGTCGGCTTGAACATCATCTCGGGCATCGCGGCGGGCATCGCAAGCGCTGCGGGCAAGCTCGTGGACGCGGCCGTCAACGCCGCCAAGGACGCGTTGAACTGGGTGAAGGACAAGCTCGGCATCCATTCGCCGTCCCGCGTGTTCCGCGACCAGGTCGGCGTGATGATCGGCCGGGGCATGGCCGAGGGCATCGATCAGAGCCAGCAGGTCGTCAACCGCAGCCTCGACAGGATAGCCGCCGGGCTCACGCTCGACGGCCACTCGTTCGGGTCGCCGCTCATCGGCGGCGTCACCGGCGGCACGGGAATGCTGCGCGACGACAGGGAGCAGACGGCCACGCAGACCGCCCTGCTGGAACAGCTGCTCGCCGCACTGGTCGCCCTGCACGCGGACATCCCGACCATGCTGCAGGCATTGGGCATCGAACTCGACGGACGAGAAGTGGGAAGGCTGGTACGCAAGTATGCAAACGCTTAAATACGTGTGCGGCTCCACCGGCGACGAGATCTCGTTCGAAGGCCCTATCTACGGGGAGACGATGCCATCGTTGAGAGGACGCGCGTGGACGTACACGCTCGGCGCGCGCACCCTTACCGGGGTGGCATGGCAGGCCCGTGAACTCACGCTTACGGTGAAGGCCGTGGACGGCGAAACCCAATTGGACCGGCTGCGCATGCTCACCGACCATGACGTGCTCGCGCACTCCAGGGACTCCACGATATCGGGCCTGCTGCGCGTGGACGACGTGTGGGAGTGCAGGGCGCTCATCACCAAAAGCGAACCGCAATCCATCACGCCGCGCATCATCGAAACCCAATTGACCGTGACCCAATTGGGCATGTGGCGACGCAGCCTGCCGACCGTCACCTATGCGCCCAGCGGCCCCGACGCCTACCAGTATCTCGATCACCCGTATGACATGGACTACGATTACGGGCCGCCATCCGCCCCACCGGTGATAGCCGTGGACGGGTTGGACCCGATGCCGTTTCGCATGACCATATACGGGCCCTGCTCGAATCCGACCGTCACGATCGGCGGCAACCAGTACCGGATCATCGGTGACATCCCCGGCGGCGCTCGCGTCGAGGTGGATGCGGTGGAGGGCGAGCGTTCGGTGGCGTTCGTCAACGCGGCCGGCGACCGGGTCAACTGGTTCGCGAACGCGGAACGCGGTGCCGGCCTTGATTCCGGCAGCTACATCTTCCAGCCGTTGCCGGCGGGCCGCGCCGAAGTGAGCTGGCCGGGAGGCTACACGTTCGAGCTCACGCCCGTCGAGGAGAGGAGCGAACCACCGTGGTCAGTCTCATAGTCACCGACGCGAAGCACAAGCCGTTGCGCGCGGTGGACGACTACATGCTCGATCTCGCCTACGGCAGCGATGAGAATTCGTTCAAACTCACCTGCCTGCCGCAGCCGGAGGCCGGCGCGCTGATCATGATCGACGGCACCGAATACGGCGGGTTGGTGACCGTGCGCAACACGGACGGCAGTGTGGAGGGCCCCACCTGGCATGGCCTGCTCTCACGCCGAATCCTCCAACCCGATACGGGTCGGGATTACCTCACCGTTTCCGGCGCTGCCGGCGATGTGCTCAACATGTTGTTCAAACGCATCGGATTGGATGCGCTGTTCACTGCGTCAGCACGGCACGCGGTCACCATCAACCCGTATTCGTTCGACCGGTATACGGACGCGTACAGCGGCATCCGGAAGATGCTCGCCGCCAACAATGCGAAACTCCGTCTCATCTGGGCAGACGGGCGTGTGAACGCGTATGCACTGCCCGCCGAACACTACGGCGACAGCATCGACAGTGATCTGCTCGAATTCAAGGCCTCGCTCGATAGCCAGCCGGTGAACCATCTCATCGGATTGGGCACCGGGGAACTCAAAGACCGTGCGGTCGTCCACTGGTACGCGGATGTCAACGGCAACGTGAGCCAAACCCAATCATTGACCGGATTGGCGGAACGTCAGGCCGTCTACGACTATTCCAACGCGAAACCCGACGAGCTGAACACCGAAACCAGGAAGAAGCTCATCGAACTGCAATCACAGGGCGGCGTCGAGGTCACCATAACGGACAACACGTTGAGCATGGACGTTGGCGACACGGTCACCGGCCGTGACAACCGGCTCGGCATCACGCTCACCGTGCCCGTGGCCAAGAAGATCGTGAAATCATCCGGCGGCATCCTGTCCGTGGACTACGAGTGCGGCACCGCGTCAGGCGATACGACGAGTCTCAGCGGCTCGGCGGAATCCAACGGCTCCACCGGTTCGGGCGGCTCCGGCGCGTACTACGCGGACGGGGTCACCATCACCATGCGCAACAACACGTTCAGCGCGGTCGTCACCCCTTCGCGCGTGGACGACGTGGAGAAAACAGCCAAGGACGCATACACGCTCGCCTCGAACTATTCGGCCGAAATCGGCAAGGCACAGCAGGATTCCGTCGCCGCCATCGCCGCGGCAGCCATGAACGTGGCTTCGATAACCACGGCCACGCCATTGTCCGCGAGCAGGAACGGCCAGGCCGTGCACATCACGGCAACGGAGGCCACGGCCGAAGGATCCGGACTCATGAGCGCCGCGGACAAGCGGAAACTCGACGGATTGGAGAACTACGCGCTTCCGGCCGCCACCATTGCCACGTTGGGTGGAGTCAGACCTGACGGCAGCACCATCACCGTCAATGAGGATGGCGTCATCACCGCGCACGCCACATCGACCGGCAACGGAATCGTGTTCCCGGTCGGCTACGTGGTCATGAACACCACCGGCAACAATCCCGCTGACGACTTCGGCGGCACCTGGGAGCGGCGCCCCTCATTGGGCGCGCATATGTGGGAAAGGATCAAGTAATGACACGCAACACATTGGGGCGTAGCTGCCTGCTCGAAGCGAACCTCATCCTCGTGGCCGGCGTCACCAACACATACCGGTTGCGATGGCTGCGCAGGGTCACCGACCGGCAGGGGGCCACGGTCGCAAGGCCGATGGACCTGACCGGATGGACTCCGATCATGCAGATACGCCGCGACAGGCTCATCGTGTTCGACCTGACGCCATACGTGCGATTGGACGAACACGGCTGCATCACGATCACGGTGCCCGCCGACACGACCCGAGACCTGCCCGAAGGCAGTGCCGCATGGGATCTGCTATTGGCCGCGCCGAACGGGGATACGACCCGTCTGGCGGCAGGCAGCGCGCTCATCGAATCCACCGTCAGCATGACCACAGGAAGGAGCCAATCATGATCCGCACGCTGAACGGCTGCAACTGCGACGACCTGGTCACCATCATCGACGACGCGATCGTCATGGAAGGACAGAAAGGCGAAAGCGCCTATGAGACCGCCGTCAGACTCGGCTACCAGGGCACCGAGGCCGAATGGGTCGACTCATTGCACGGCAAAGGCATCACGCTCGGCCACGGCGACCCCACCAGCCAGCTCACGGCACGTGAGGGGGACGGCTATCTGAACGCCGACAACGGCGATCTGTGGGAATACACGTCGGAACCGGACGGCTCCGAGGAAACCAATGATAAGGAGAACAATCATGGCTAACGCATGGAAGAAAATGGGTTCGCTGCGCGGCCCCGCTGGAGCGGGAGCCGACGTGGCCACCAGCAAGAAGGCGGGCGTGGTCAAACCGTCAGGCGATTTCGACATCACGGCGGACGGCACCCTGAGCCTGTACACGCCGATGAGCGTCATGAGTTTCACCGGCGGCAGCGACCATGAGATCGGTGAGACCGTGGACACCGTGAACCTCGCATGGAAGCTCAACAAGACCCCGGCCACGCTCACATTGGACGGTCAGGAAATCGTGAAGGGCGAGGACGGCCAATTCCCCACCAGCCAACCACTCACCAAACAGGCACTCAAGGCCAACAAGACCTACACGCTCGCCGTCACCGACGCGCGAGGCTCCAAGGCATCGAAAACCACCAGCGTCCTCTTCCACTACAAGCGCTACTGGGGTGTGGGCGGAAACCCGGCAGATAGCGTCGACAGCACGTTCCTGCTCGCATTGGCCGGCTCGGAGCTGGGTGATTCGAAGGCGAAGACGTTCACCGTGAACGCGGCCGCAGGCCAGTACATCTGGTATGCGATCCCACATTCGTTCGGCACGCCGACGTTCAAGGTCGGCGGCTTCGAAGGCGGTTTCAATCTCGTGAAGACGTTCGACCACACGAACGCGTCCGGAGCCACCGTCTCGTATGACGTGTGGCAGTCAACCAACGCGGGCCTCGGCAACACCACCGTGAACGCGGCCTGAGAGGAGGAGAATCATCATGTCCATCCAGCTCATCGACAAGATCAAGCAGAAGAACGACGGCAACTTCTATCTCGTTGACGCCGTGGACGTCGAATACAACAAGAAAAGCCTCATCGACGCCTTGAAGGCCGGCGACATCATTCCCGCAGGAGGCGGCACCAGTGCGGGCACGTTCCACGTGGCCAACATCAACATCGGCTCAAACACCGCGTTCGATTCCTCGAAACTCACCCCGAGCACGGTCTCTGCCGGCGATCTGATCGTGGACGCCAACGGCGCCTTCTACACCGTGGCGAAGGTGGACGGCACCACCGTCACCCCTTCCGCCGCATTGACCGCGGATGGCGGCGGCACGCTCGGCTTCAAGGGAGCCAAAGGCGACAAGGGTGAACCCGGTGCGCAGGGTCCCGCAGGCCCGCAAGGCCCGAAGGGCGACGCGTTCACCATCGCCAAAACCTACGCCAGCGTCGCCGAAATGAATGCCGACTACAGGAACGCGGACATTCCGATCGGCTCGTTCGTCGTCATCAGCACCACCAACGTGAACGATGCGGACAACGCGAAAATGTTCGTCAAGAACGACACCCAATACGCGTTCGTCACCGACCTCTCCGGCGCGCAAGGCATCCAAGGCCCGGCAGGCCCGCAAGGCATCCAAGGCCCGAAGGGTGAACCCGGTGAGCAAGGCGAGAAGGGTGCCAACGGCACTCCAGGAGCCAAAGGCGAAACCGGCCAACGCGGCAACCGCATCACCGTAGGCGACGGAGACCCCGGAGAACCACCGGCCGACGCGCTCGCCGGCGACGTGTACATCAACCAGGCGAACGGTGATTTCTACCAGGTGCAGGACCAGTAAACCCCGCATCCCTCAAAACCCAGTCAGTCAATGCCATAACCAACCAGCAGTAAGGAGCATCATCATGGCATATGTGAAGAAACTCAACCTCACCGGCCCGCAGGGACCTCAGGGTCCGAAGGGTGCCACCGGTCCGCAGGGCCCTCAGGGACCTCAGGGTCCGCAGGGCGCGAAGGGTGACGCGTTCGCCATCGCGAAAACCTACAAGTCCGTGGCCGAAATGAACGCCGGCTACGCCACCGACGGAGTGCTCAACGGCCAGTTCGTCATGATCGACACCGGCAACGTGAACGACGCGGACAATGCGAAGCTCTACGTCAAGGGAGCCAAGGGATACACGTACATCACCGATCTGTCCGGCGCCACCGGCATGACGGGTCCGCAGGGACCACAGAGTCCGAAGGGTGCCACCGGCGCACAAGGCGAGAAGGGTGCCACCGGCGCGAAAGGCGACACCGGCCCACAGGGTCCACAGGGCGTGAAAGGCGCCACCGGAGCGGCTGGCGCGAAGGGTGAAACCGGCCCTGCCGGACCTGCAGGCCCCACCGGCGCCACCGGCCCGGCAGGGCCGCAAGGCGAGAAGGGTGCCACCGGCGCGAAGGGCGCGGACGGCAACACCATCACCTACGGTACCAGCGCACCGGCAGCCGGCGCCACCGGCAAGGCCGGAGACATGTACATCCAATCCAACGGTGACCTCTACATCTTCGAATAAAGGACGCCTGTGATGGCATACGTCAAGAAAACCAACCTGCGAGGCCCGCAAGGGCCCGCAGGCCCACAAGCCTCAACCGAACAGATCTTCGACAAAGCCTGGCCCATCGGCACGGTCCTCGAAACCAACAGCGACAGCACGCCACCCACCTACAACACCGGCTGGAAGAAACTCCCCAACATCATGGGCCGTGGATTCCTCTGGCAACGCATCGGATAAGGAAACGATCATGACAGTCGAACTCATCACCGGCTTCGCCGGCACCCCACACATCGGCAGCGACGACATCGGCGCATTCCAGGCCGGCATCGTCGGCCCCGGCGACTACGCGCTCACGACCGGTAATCAGCTCAAGGCCACCATGAGCAACGCGAACACCATCGCCGTCCAATCAGGCGACGCCGTATTGAACGGCCGCCATGTGCACCTGACCGGCACCACCACCGCCACCGTGCAATCCGGCACCCAAGGCCAGAAACGCAACGATCTCGCGGTGCTTCGCTACACGAAGAACACCACCACCGGCGTGGAAACCTGCTCGCTCGTGGTCCTCAAGGGCACCCCCGCCACCGGCACCCCGGCGGATCCGGCCCACAACACCGGCAGCATCCTCGACGGCGTCGCCACGGCCGACATGCCCCTCTACCGCATCCCATTGGACGGCATCACCGTTGGCACCCTCGTCCCATTGTTCAACGTCTTAAAGCCCATGAAGGACGTGTGGGATTCGCTAACC